TGAATAATTATCATTCCTCAAATCCATGAGTTCGCAATAATCTTCTTGTAATGTAGGGTGTATACATTTAAGTCCCTGCAGAAATTTAAAGTTATTTATCTTTTCTAGTTTATGTGCTGTGTAATATTTAATAAGTGAATTGTCCATAGTATATCCATTGTTATCTGTTAGTTGTAAAAATAGTTCATCGATGTGTTTGACATTAGGGTTTTGTGTAATAAACTTAACCTTATTTTGACTAACACGTATCAGCTGTGGTGTGTCCCATCCTTGTACAGGATTAACTGCCCAGTCATAATACTGACCTTTATTATCCCATTTCATAAATCTAACAGGAGGATGCTCATACCAAAAGATAGGGTAATTTGGAGCTTCTCTTTGATTACCATTATCAGACCATCCAGCTTCTGGATAAACTTCTTTAAAATGTGGAGCAACGTTTTTAAGTAATAAAGCAGCTGCTCTCATTTTACCTTCGTCTTCTTTAGTACAATAATAAATACGAGTAGAACTAGACATAAGATCTTTAGCTTTAGGTTCTATTTTTTCTAAAGTTAAGTTATCTTCTTTTAAGTGATCCCACCTAAGAGTATATGCTACCATTCTTTTCTCTATCTCACGTCTATCTACAGCTGAAAGATTAGTAAACTTAGACTTTTCTTCGTCTTCTGCTTCTATTTCTTTACACTCTACAATAAAATCTTCTGGTACTTCTACACTATCATAGTTTTTATACCACTCAGATTTAGTAATAAAGTTTAGAATAGCAGTTCTTTTAGCACTTACTCTAGCTTTATCTTTTAAGAGCAACATCTGCGCATCAGTTGTACCTGCTTTAAGTATATCCTCACGATAAAACTCATCAAGATCTACTAAGCTATAAGTACAAACTTTATTCTTATCAGCATGTTCTTGGCCTAGTTGTCTTAGATAAACATCTTTATACTTACTAAATTGCTCTTCTCTAGCATAAAAATGTTTAGCATCAAAACTGTGCCAATCTTTTACAGGCTCACGCTCTATAGCATTAGCTAGCCTAAAAGGTCTCATAAGTTTTAAACCTTCAAATAGCTTAGTTATATGACTATATTTAATTCTAGGATCAGGACCAAACTTAGGCTTAATCTCATTTTTATCAATAATACGTGCAATTCTAGATAGTATTCTATCATCAGTGTCTCCAGCTATAATAGATCTACATTTATCAATCCACTTTAAGAAATCAGTCTCTTCTAGCTGTTTCTCTACCATTTCACTAGCTTCTTCTGCAGCTGATTTAATTACACTTTTAATGTAATTTTTAGTTGATTCATTCCATATAACTTTCTCACGAGATGGAGTAACATCTACACCCTCCTGTAATACAGTCTCAGTTCCGTCTTCATTAGTAACTACTTGTCTAGCTGGACATTTGAAAGCAACACAACCATACATCTGCTCCATTTCTAGTTCTTTAAAATCAATATAACCATAGTTAATACCTGTAGAAGCTTCTTTGTCTTTTACAAGAACAATGTGAGGCTTACTAAAATAATAACTGTCACCAACAATTATATTCTTAGAGTTATATAATACCTCAGTTTTAAAATTAACATCCCTTGGATATTCATCTTCATCTATAATTTTAAAATTAACGTTATCAAAGTACATCAGCTGCTCTTCAATAGCTTCTTCAAACTTATTTCTGTTATGGCGTTTTACACCAAAGGATACAGTAGTTTGATTTACTTCATTAGAGTATTCATAATATACTTTAGTACCATCACTGAAAGTTATAAATTGATTTTGCATGCCTGTTTTTACATTAAAAGCTGGTATAATAAAATCAGTCTTGTAATTATAACAGTTACATTTAAATCTCATACCATTATATATAGTCTCTATAGTATAGAAATCTACACCGGTTGATAGCGCAGCTTTTGCACCAAGACCAAAGGCACCAAAGTTCTCACTGGTATTTCTTTTGGTAGAATAGCCTAGTTCTAATATACCCTCTAGTCTTCTACTACCTATACCTACGCCGTAGTCAGTAACTGAAAATATATCACAATATCCAAGACCTTCGTTTTGTTTGTATAATAAATCTACATGGTTTTTACCATGTTGTAATGAAGACAACTGATAATAACTAAAATCAAAATTACTATCTTCATACTGCGCACCGTGTCTTTCTATATAGTAGTCTTCAACTTTCTTCTTACCACTCAATATTTCTACAGCCACTTCTTTCTCACGCTGAGAGTCACATGCATTGGTAACAAGTTCTCTAATCGTAGATTGTATTGGCATAGAATACTGTGTAGACTGTAGAATGTCAAACACCATCTTCTCAGCGCCTTTGTTAATTTTCTTTGCTATGCCGGCGCTACCTTGCATAGGCTTATCAATAGTTTTAATACTCATAATTTGTGTTTAATTGGTTTATATTAGTTTCCCATGTCACGCATCTCATCCGCTCGCGCTTCTGCAATGTCGTCTAGCCTTTGATTTCTATATTCATAGTCAACCATAGGCTCATCAAAATGATCTTTACATTTGGGATTGTCACATTGGTACATCTCACACCCGCATGGGAGTGTTACTTCGCTGTATTCATAGCCACAGCAAGGGCTAACATTATTAGCCATAATTTAAAGTGTTTAATTAGTAAATAAAAAGGAAAGAGGGAAGGGCTTTTCAACCGTAATATATTTTATCCCTTTAATGCCCAGTTACGAGATGTATACCATGAGTTACCATGCACATCTCCTGACAATCCAACCTTATAATTGTTTGATTAGTTCTACCACTTCGTCTACTTGCTTTTTATTTCTAGGCATAAATAAAACATAGTGGTGATTGTTATCTTTAAGATGTCTCTTAAATAGTTTCCATCTCAACGGAAAAGACTCATTGGCATAGCCTTTTGTTTCAATGATAAACTTACCATTAGGATCAACAAAATCTGGAGTATAAGTTATAGCCCGTATTTTGCTGCCTTTATTGTATAATTTCTTAGCTGTACCTTCATAACATGCTTGCGGATACACTAAAGGATCAAAGATTGTAAATGTATGCTCTTCATATTGAACGTCAACTTCAGCTTTTTTTAGTTCTTTATAGCAATAAAGTTCTAAATTAGACTGAAATGTTTTACCATCATAGTCACTTTTCTTAGCATTTTTTACTTTACTACGTCCAGGTTTACTTCTAGCTTTTCTCTTCCACGCCATAGCTCATCACATTTGTTTGGAGGTACCCTTCCAGTCCTCTATTCTTACTCCATATAAAAGCTTGACCACATCTAAGTGTTCCTACATAACCTTGTGTTTTATGCCAAGCATCGTTAGCACAAATAGATGGTATAAATCTAACTTTAGTTCCCATGTATTCATTAAGCATTTCTTTATGCTTATGTCCACAATGTACTTCCCTAACTTTAGATCTACTCCACATAGCAGGTTGTTCTGTAGCAATTAAGAGTGGCAACTCTTGCGCTTTCTCCTTGTCTCCGTGTGTAAACATGATCATGTTTATACCATACTCATAATACTTACGTGTATCTAGACTATTGTCTATGTTAACGTTCTTATTATTATGATATAAAGCATCTAAAACTTCTCCTACATAGAACATACGCTCAAAATCATGATTACCTTGTATTACAACCACATCTACCGGGGCAAACTGTGTTAAATAATCAATTGCTTTTGTAACTAAATGCCAGTATCCTCTAAAAGATTGACGCCATCGCATACTATCTTGTTGAGGTGTGCCTTTAGTTGTAGCTCTACTCATACCTTCTGAATTTAAACCATCATTACCAACCGGTAATAAAAATCTCTCTATATTTAAACCATCTGCTTTCCTATGTAAATCTACAATAGCCTGCATATAATGTTTTTCTATAGTATCTGAAGGTTCATCAGTAATTTTACCGTAGTGTATATCCGGTAGTGATATTTCATACAGCACAGGATCTTTTGGCTTTGTATATTTAATCTTACTTACTTTAGGGGATCTATTTTTTATATAGTCTAGTAACTCATCTTTAACCTGGGGCTGTTCATGCCACTGGTTGTGTGTTACTATACTGTAACGTTGTTCACCATTAAAGTTTTGCCAAAATTTAACAGACTTTACATCTGCCATTGTTAATCCGTTATCTAATAAATGTTTTGAAAATGCTTGGCTTTCGCTAAGTTCATGGCCATTATCATTATTCATGCGCTCTTGTACCCACTCTTCTGAGTTTACAAGTTTTTTACAATCTTTAATAATAGCTATGTCTACTTCCCATTTATCAGCTAGGAACTGTGCTCCTTTTTTTAAGTATCCTTTTTTAATTCTTAATTTTTCAATAATCTCATCTCGTGTCATTTAGTATAGTTTTAAGTTCAGTGAATCCACATGTCTTACTTACTAGGTCTGATGGATCTTTAGACTGATAGTAATCAGGTATGCAAATGTTGTTAAAACCATATAAGTCACAAATCTTTGTAGCCATACTCTGGCCAGGGTTTGTAACCTTGTCGAAATCATTGTCGTATAAAATATCTATTTGGCTAAATCTTTCTTTTAGCTCACTCACTAGTTTATCTGAAGGTATTTGCATCTCACTCTGTAATGCGATTGCATGACTGCCTGCTGCATATAAACACATAACATCTTTAAGAGATGAAGTAATGATAAGTCTCTCACCTTTATACGGGAGTTGGTTATAGCCTTGTACATCTGTCTTCTTTGTATTGCTTAACCACTTATTTGTTTCTTCATAAGGAGAATAAATTTTATATCGATTCTTGAATCTAAAAGCGTAAGTCACTGATTTACAAACAAATCTAGTACTGTTTACCCAGAAATGACTTATAGGTTCGACACCAAACATAGTTAATATTTTCTTACTAACAAAATATTTGCTCCAAAACTTTGCGTCGTCTCTAGTCCACAGCCTACGCCGCTTCTTAAGTATAACTTCAGGTTTAATATAAGCAGGTGTTTTATTCTGTCTATAAGCCATAAGACCCATAGTAAATTTTATACCAGCTTTTTTAGAACTAAGGTTAAGATTAAAATCAGAATCGATAATGTTTAACGCAGAGTAAAAATCACAACTATATTTGAATCTTACATAATTAAAGCAATCAAATGTGTGATCAGGAGAACCAAAATCCTTATATAGCAACTTACCGTTATACGGTATTATAGAAACTGTAGGTGAATTATCTTGTCGAAGGTCACTCTTAAATTTCTTACCCAATATTTTAAAGTTAGGGCAGTAATACCTAAAAATGTCATACTCAGTAATTTTACCAAGTATGACATCTGTATGTAGGTGATCGTTACTATCTCTACGATCTATAGCCATTAGAAAGGGCTAGCTTCTGCTGGTTCTGGTGTAGTCCAATCTTCATTCTCTTGAATAGTGTCTGGTGTAACTAGACTTACTGTTGAGACATGCTTACCCCACTTGAGGTCTGCATTGAAATCATGGTTCTTGAACTGAGAGTATTCATCATTAAGAGCTTTAACAAACAAGTCATCTCTTTGAGGTTTAACTCTGCCAAAATAACCAGTGTAAATACCTTGATATTTATCATCTTTTACACCGATCAATACTCTAAGTTGATTATTCTTAAGTGCTGTAGCAAGAGTCTTAAGCTCTGTTACATTACCTGTTACAATATCACTCATAGTATCATAAAACACAGATCCACCTGCAGCTACATTAGCCCAAGCTTTTGTAAACTCAATTAGTTCTCTCTCGCCGTCATAAGCTTTTCTTTGTCCATCAGCTTTCCACCAGTCATAAGTTGGTGCATCAGCTGACCATGTAGATTGACCTACATTGTTTAACCATAGAAACTTACCAGTTTGAGATTGTTTAGTACTATTCTTTAGGAATAGGTCTAATTTAAATTTACCATCTTCGTTTGCAAGCCAGAACGTTACTTTGTTCCATGCTTGATCGTTGCTAGTACCTGAATATGCAGGTTCTTGTTTTACATTCACATCTAGTGCATGTAATTCTGCCATTGTAGGGTTAACCGCTACAACATTTACATTTGTTAGGCCTGAGTAGAATTCTCTACCTCCTCCTGATACCTCTTCGGTACTTGCATTACTTTGTATTGCCATATCTATATTTATTTAGTTATTAAAATTCTGTTAATTGATTATCATCTGTAGTTTCTATACTATTTATTGTATTAGTTACAGCATCCATAGCAGCCTGCTCATTTACATCAGTATCTTGTACAGGTACAGGAATACTAGTTTGATTAGAACTTACAGCTGCTACTGTATCATCTACAAAATTAAACGATAGTTTTCTAATTTTCTTAGCTTTCTTACCTTTTAGTGCAGGGTGCATAAACATTTGTTTTACTTCCCAAGTTTCTAAACTGTATTTAGCTTGAATTGCAGATCTATCGATACCATTTTCTAGATCATTTATAATCTGTGTAGTGGTAATTGTTGCTGGTGTAGCTTGTTTTACAACCTCAGCACTGGTTGGCTCATTTGCGTCTATCATAGTTTTCGTGATTTAATTAGTCTATAAAAATTTGATCCCAAGCTAAAGGCATGGTTGCGCCCTTTAAATGTGCACATCTAGAACCTGCAGTTACATCGTCCATAGAATTAAAAGAAATCATTGTCTCTTCTCCTTCTCTGTATATATAACCAACAGCATCTGCATTAGCACATGTAATTTGTTTTATCTTACCAGTAAGGTCTAAGTCTTTTACTGCAACTTCCTTACCTTGTTTCTCTAGCATCTTATCTTTTAGATGACCTACTAGTATGACGTGATCAGCTAGTTTATTAAGCTTATCCATCCACTCTTTGTATGCCATACGTAAATATAAATAACCAGCACCGTTAGGTAAAGACAACACAGACAGATTCTCGTTCTTACTGTCAAAGTTCTTACCCATAGGTGTTTTCTTGTATATTGCTTTAGCATAGCTCTCACACCATTCCTCTAGTTTAGATATAGTGTCAATTGCTACGTATTTATACGGTTTACCTGCTTTTATAATCTCAGTCCCAATCTTCTGCAAGTCTGCAAGACTATTAGCTTTAATTTTTAGTGCATCTACCATATCAGAACCGTCTTCTAGATCTATAATCAAACAGTTATTTAGTAGAGACAGCATTGTAGTCTTACCTATCTTAGGTGGACCATATATTATCATATTCTTAGGCGATTTACGGCTCGCTTTAACCTTTTCTTTTGGTAATTCCATAGTTTCCATATAAATTAGTTTTCATACCACACGCCCCAGATCTTATGTCCGTCTTGTGTAGTGTTTATTAATACTCTTTTTATTACTTTCTTCTCTTTAGTTTCGCTAGCATCCATATATTTAGGATTCTTGCTGTTTAACTTTCTTTTTTTCATTCTTATATTCTTTCTTTAATTGTAAATGTTGACATCTCCGCCTCATACGGGATCATACCTAGCAAGCCATCACGGTTCTTCTCCATGTGCACTGCTAGTAAACCAACAGGATTCTCATTACAGTAATTATCTGTAATCCCATATAAATCATGTGGTCTTTGTAACATCATAACAACATGTGCATCCTGACCAATAGAGTCACCACCAAACAAATCTGTTAGTAGTGGCTGATACTGTGCCTTAGCACGATGT